CAAGGGAATGGTTCCTTCAACAGGAAGTTTTCCAGAATCTCAAATTACTGCACTTCGACCAGGAGATATTAAACTTGAAATACCTAATGAGCTTGGAATGTTTTCAACGATTGAGGGTGAAGATGGGTTTAATATCCAAAGCTTTAGCATTTCTTTACCTCTTAGTCGTACACCAATCGAGAGAATCGGATCAAGGTACGCATTCTCAAGAGCTGTGGATGTACCAGTAACAGTATCAATGAGTGTTAATGCATTAATCGGCGAGCTTGGCACAGGAAATCTTGCAAAACTTATCGATGATTGTAACGAATACAATGTAAGGGTGAAAATTAAAGCTCAAGCTTTATGTGGAACTCCATATACCAGCGAAAACCGTACAGATGCTATGATTTTCGATTTTAAGGGAGCAAGGCTTGATAGCGAATCCATCTCATCAGATATCGGAAGTAACAAGAGCGTTGATCTTTCTTGGAGTGCTCAATTAGGGGGTCTTGAAGATCTCGATCATGGTGTATTTATATCTGGATTGAATAACACTAGAATTCCAGAACCATCACCAATTCCTGGAAGACAGAACTTGAAAGAGTATATAACGAGACCAGATGATGCCCTTCTTGGAGAAGGATAATAAAAATTAATAAATACAACTAAACTTTAAACCCCCATTTTTTGGGGGTTTTTTGTTTTTAAGTGTAATTCCTATTTAAGGAATAAGGTTATGCCAATAAAAGTTAATGTAGTTCAAAAAGGGTTAGAGGAGTCCATACAAAGGGCTACTAAAAACATTAATTCAAAAGGTTTGCATGTCAATATAAATGACAGGCAATTTACCAGACCTTTAGGGAAAATAACTGGTTCAGTAAGCGAGTTCAATAAATCCTTAGAAGCTTCGAATGCTCGTGTTTTAGCATTTGGAGCATCTGTTGGAATCATTCAAGGAGTCCAGAGCGCATTTAAAGCATTGGTTTCTAGTGCTATAGAAGTAGAAAAAAAGTTGACAGAAATTAATGTTGTAATGGGATTAACCTCGAAACAACTAGAGAATTTTGGGTCAAAATTATTTGATGTAGCAAGAAATACTGCTCAGAGTTTTTCGACCGTAGCCTCTGCTGCAACAGAATTAGCCAGACAAGGTCTTACAATGGAAGAGACTTTAAAGAGGACAAATGATGCCTTGATACTCACAAGATTGACGGGGTTGGATGCAGCCTCTGCTGTAAGCGGATTAACAGCGGCTTTAAATACTTTTAATAAAGCAGGGCTTGACTCAACTCAAATTTTAAGCAAAATGGCTGCGGTTGATGTTCAGTTCGCGGTTAGTACAGAAGATTTAATAGATGCAGTTTCAAGAGCTGGAGCTGTTGCGAATGACGCTGGTGTAAGTTTTGATCAATTAATGGGAGCTGTAACTGCAGCTCAACAAATGACCGCAAGAGGAGGTAAGGTGATTGGAAATAGTTTTAAGACTATATTTACTAGAGTCCAGAGGTCAAGTACTATAACAAGGCTCGAGGAATTGGGCATAGCTGTAAGAGATATGATGGGGAATACACTGCCCGCAATAAGTGTATTGGAAAATTTAGCAAAAACATATGACACTTTAGCTGATACCACAAAAGCCGCTGTTGCAGAACAAGTAGGTGGCGTATTCCAAATTAATATTTTAAAAGCAGCAATAAAAGATTTGTCAGAAGAAAATAGTATTTTGGCTAGAGCTACACAGCTGTCTTCTCAAGCAACAGATGAAGCTTACAAGAAAAATGAATTATTAAATCGATCATTAGATGCATTGGTAAATCAGACAGGTGCTAGTATAAAAGAATTGGCGGCTACAATTGGTGAAATTGGATTTTCTGACAGTATGAAGGATTACCTGTCTTTTATCAATGATCAAATTAAAGGACTTTCTAATTTATTAAGCGAAGACAAAGGAGAAAAAGACGGCACAAATTATTTTAAAGGTTTTATTTCTGGTTTAGGAAAGGTAATAATGGGGCCTGGGTTGGCTGCGGGATTGGTTGTATTAACAAGCCTTGCAGCAAAAACATTTGCATTTCTGGGGGGAAGTGTTAAGGAGTTGCTAGGAATGGTTTCCGCAAGTCAAAAACAAAAACAAATACAAGAATCAATAGTCGCTGTATTGGCAGAAAATTCTGCACTTCAAGCAAAATTATTATCACAGGAAGGAAATAGAGCTGCACAAGAAAAAACGATATTGGGGTTACTACAAGCTCAAGCTAGAGAACAGGCAAGAATATCTTCATTGGCGTCTAGAGTTGCTCCAGCAATCGCTCAAAGAGGTTATGGGGCTAATCTACAGAGAACCAGAGCTGATGGACACATTCCAAATTATGTAACCAAAGAAGAGGAAATAAGAGAAAGGCAGGGTGCAATTAAATCTGGATATACCCCAGGAAAAATAAAATCGATGATGCTTCCTGGAGAAGGAAGAGTTGTTTATAATTCTTCCGAGAATGTTAAGAAATTTGCAAATTTAAATCAGCCTGCCATTATGCCACCTGAGTCAAGTGTGGCTGGTAGAAAGTACAAATCAAAATTTAAAAAGAAACATGGTTTTGATCCCTACAAGAATGATGGACTGGTCCCAAATTATTATCAAGCTGCAGGAGCAAGCGCTAGCTTCGGAAATTTCACGGCGTCACAAGCTTTTGGTTACGGCTGGCACGGTCCAGGGGGGGCTAGGAAATCTACAAGTAGTGGGAGTGGCGGAAGTCAGCCAAAGGGTCGGTTGAGAATCCCTAGGGGTGGCGGAGGAAGTGGAACCAGAGGCCTTTCATTTACTTCAAGTGAAGGGTTTGTGCCAAATTTCATGAAGTTAAGTGCTTCAAGTTTGAAATCAATAAAAAATTTGCAAAGCAAAACTGTTTCTCCCAAAATTAATTCTAGTAAATTTGATGAAATCATAACTGACAAAGTTCAATTATTATCATTATTATCTGATAATAAATTTAAATCATTAGAATATTTAACTTCTGGAAATAAATTAAAAACATTTCATAGTGCAAGAAATAATGTACATAAGTATAAAAAGGGAGCTGCAGCTCCTAAAGATTATGACAGCTGGAAAGATTTAGATAAAAAGACAGGGTCTAAAGTTTTATGGGTTGGTTCTGCTGGAGAGAAAGAATCTGGATATAGGAGATTTACATTAGACAAAATATTGAGTGTTATGTCTGGGGGAAAAAAGTATGGTGTAAATTTATCTTCATTTAAAAATAAATTTCAGGGGATGATTCCCAACTTTGCTTTATCTTCAACCCCAAAAGATCAAAGTGAATTTTTAAAGGGATTAAAAGAATCTAATCCTAAATTTTATAACCCTGCAGCAATAGCAAAGTATGAGACTTATAAAAATCCATCAAGATTAAATGATTTATTAAGAAGCCCTAAAGATACAGTAGATGCGATTAAATATTTAGATAATAATGCATTGCGAAGAATGAAAGAGTATATGCAGAAAAATTCAATGCTGGGAGACGCAGACTGGAAGGTTGTATCTAGGGTTAACGGCCAAGAAGTATTAGGTTCAAATATTGGGAAAGAAATGAGAACTGCATCTCCAAGAGAGATATTTAATTATTTAACTGGTCAAACAGATAGAATTCAGGGGAATATACCCAATGCATTTTTGAGGCTAAAAGATCATTCAGAAAGATCATTAGTTGCAGAAGATATGATAGGCAGGAGCGGAATGTCTAAAATAATAAAAGAAGAAATAGATAATATAAAAAGAAATAAAGGCAGACAACATTCTGTATTAAAAGAAGCGAATCTTTCCGAAAAACAAATCAGTGTTAGAGAACAAAATCAAAAGAAATTTCAGTCCGCATGGCTTAAAGAAAGACAAAGGCAAATAGAGAGTTCAATGCTGGCATCTATGGCCTCACAGAATCAATCATCCGTATTTGATCCCAGAAGAGAAAATACTCCAGGTTCATTTAGAAAAAGCTGGAATGAAATGGAATACAATAGGTATTTAGAGAAAATTAATAATAATATTAGTCCTTCAAAAGCATTCAGGGAAGCTCAATATATATACGATCCAGACCTTTTTAAAAATACTGGTTTAGTAAAAAGAAGATTGAGAAATAAAGGCCATATTCCAAATTTTGCAAAAATAGCATCTACTGGAGCTCAAAAAATATTAGATAAAAATCCTGAGTTTTATGGAGCAGCAAATGATGCAATAAAAAGAGAAGCATCTTTCGGGTTAACACCAAAATTAGTTTCAGCTCCATCTTTAAAAGGATCAAGAAACCCAGGCTTGGCTGTAGTCAATCAAGAACAAGAAGGTGGATCCTTGGGGAGGGCAAGGAAATTACATAAAGGATTAAATCCAAAACAAAAAACTTCAGCTGAGAAAGTTCCAAATTATGCCTTAACCCCTGGAGAAACTAAAGCTGTTTATCATCAGACAATGTATGATGAGATTCCAAAAAGAGGCATGGATGCAATCGAGCAAAGAAAGGCTGCAATAAAAAGCACTTTGGCTCCATTTTCACAAACAGATCCTATATTAAATAGCCTCAACAAATCTTATGCAAAGCATAATCAATTAATTATGCAATCAAATTTGAGAGAAAGAATTTCATTAGGTCTATTAGAAAAAGAAAATATAGCAAGACAAGATTTTGCAAAAGGATTTTTAAGAAAAGATGCTATGGCTGCAATAGCTGGAGGAGGAGGTTCTCAGGCTGCATTGGCTAGATCTTATATGAAATATGACGGCGCTGAAATGATGACCAGAATGTTTACTGAAAAAGGCATGGCTGATAAATTGGGAGACAAGCAAACATCTAATGCTATCAATAGTTTAATAAAAAATGTAGAAAAACAAACAAACACACTGTCAAATGTTCCAAAAATGCAAGCTCAGGCATTAGAGTCTTCAGCGAGAAGGATTAGAGGAGAAAATGCTCTGGATTCTAGATTTACTGGAACACAAGGTTTTAATCCTAGGGTGGCAGAACAATATTACGGAAAACAATTTTTAGAGAGTAAGGGTATACAACCTTCAAGCAGACAGGAGACAGCTGCAATTGTTTCAAGATTTGGTAGGGAAACCAGAGAGGAATTCAAAAAATTCATGCAAGAAAAAGGCGTTATGTCATCTAATGCACAGCTTGCAAGAGGCGGTTTATTAAAAGGAGAATTTGCTGGATTAATGAGAAGCCAAAGTTCTACATTCCTACCAAGACTTTCACAATTAGAGGGGGCTGTAAAAAGCGGTAATACTGCTACTGCTAGAGACTTAAGACGTCAATTAAATCAAGAAGCTTTAAGACAAGGCACAAGCGCAACTGCTATTGCAAAATTACAAGAAACAATAAAGAATGTAGAGAGAGAAGCTAAACCATCAAGAAGAGAAGGTTATAGGGATAGAGGATTATCGATGCAAAGGGGTGGTCAAAATTTCTCTGGAGGCTTTTATTCTGGATTGGGCGGGGGCAGGGACTTAAGTCAAACGGTAGGTGGTAAAGCAGGCAATTTAGCGGGACGAGTTGCTGGCTCAGTGGGCGGAGGATTGAAAAATTATTTTTCTAGCGCTAATAGATTAATGGCTGGAAATACTGGACTGGCATTATCATTTGCATTACCAATGATGTCTGGCATGGTTCAGAGCCAAAAACCAAGAGAAGATAGAGGTGTATATAGAGACGGGAATTATGAGATAGAAGAAGGCAGAGGGAGAGATATTGCGGCAAGCACATTAATGGGTGCTGGAATGGGTGCGATGTTTGGATTACCAGGACTTCTAGTTGGAGGATTGGCTGGATTTGCAAAAGCAATGTCAGCTACAACTCTTACTATTCAAGAGCAAATCAAAATGAGAGAGCAGGAAATTGCTGTAATTTCTCAAAATGCCCAGGCTTTATCTTCCATACAAAACCTATCTAGTGCAAGGGCAGAAGCATTTAGGACAGGAAGATCAGATGATGTAGGTAAACTAGATTCTCAGATCAATCAAGTATTATCTGGAATTACAGAAAAATCTATAATAGATAGAGCTGTTGCGTCAGTTGGAGACCAAGATGCATTATCTAAATTACAAAAAGAGATTGGAGACCAACAAGCCACCCAAAATAATATACAAAATTTTGCTATGGCAATCAATAGCAAAAACTCAAAAAATGCGGGACTTTCTCTTGCGTCTATTATTTCTCAAAACATAGCTAACGAATTAACTACTGTTGAGGATATGAATTCTGCTATCTCAGACATTAAAAGGCAATATGCAGAAGCACAAAAAAGCGGAAATTATTTAGAGGGGTCTGAATTAAGAATGCTTCGAAAAAGGTCCAATAGAGAGGGAATAAGCAACCGTGGATTAGGGATGGCTGGTTTTGCAGGAGTGGGAACTTTTTTAGCTGGGCTGGCTTTATCAGGTACTGGAGCTGGAGCGTCAATAGGAATCCCTATGATGTTAGCAGCTTCAGGAGCAGCGGCTGGAGCAGGATATGTCGGACAACAAGAAGTTGATAAATATTTTGCAGATAAAAAATTAAAACAAGCAGGAGATCAAGGTTTTGATCAAACTTTATGGATGAATAGCCTTGTCAAGAAAGGAGTTTTGAGTCAAGCAACCATGGAACCTTTATTGGCTGCATTAAACAAAGGAGAGATTAATGTATCTGATATTGCCAAGTATGCAGAAGAAGCTGTAGGCCAAATGCAAATGATAAGGGATAATTCAAATGCTTTTGGAAATAGCATTTTTGATTTAAATCAAAAATTTAAAAATGTTATAAATTCAATGGTTACTGAACTGGAAGTTTCAAAAATCAATCAATCACAAAATTTAAATTCATTAAAATCTATAACAGATATATCATCAAGGTATATGCAGCCAAATAAGGCAGTACAATACCAAGGCAATCAAATGAGAAAAATGTTTGATCTTGATGTTTCATATAGAAGACAAAATCAAGCAAAAGAAAATGATATAGCTCTTTTGAGAGAATTGCAGCAAAATATGAAGCAATTGAATTTAATGCCTACTCAACAACAAGCTATAATAGATTTAATCCAAAAAGAAGGAACTGGAGCTGTTAATTCAATGGCTGACCAGAGGCTACTAGAAGGCAGATATGATATATCATTAACTGAAAGCAAACTATCTAATATATTTTCGAGATTAGGTTATAAGGGTTCTATCGAAAATCTAGGTTCGGCAGCTCCAATGGAAGTAACAAAAGATTCTCAACTGGCGGGATTTCTTGGCACTCAAAATATCCAAGAACAGCAAAAGATAATAAACGATTTGCAGAAAAATGCTGCTCAGTATCTTCAACAAGGATCTTATACTGCCACATTCTCAAGAGACTTGGATGGTCAATCAAGAAAGCTTATGAAAGAAATGCTTGGCAGGCAAGACACTAGGAATACTATTTTAGAAGCTCAAATAAATGCAGATAGACAAAGCTTGACAATGTCTATAAAGAGAAATGAAATAGAAAATTCTATTAGACAAAAAACTGAAATGATGTTAGCCTCTTTCCAGACAGAAACCATGAAGGGGGAGAATAGATTAACATCCAAAAGAATTAAATCTAGCGGGGTAATATCAGACCTTCAGTTCCAACAGTCTGACATGTTTCGGGGTTTCAATAATAATGATCAAGAGAATCAAAGACAAACAGAGATAAGGAAAAAAATATTTGATCAAGAATTTGCAATAAGAAAAGCTGAGATAGAATCAAGAATGAGGACTGAGGCCTCTAGGCTATTATCTGATCAGAATTTGATATATGCGTTAAACAATTTAGGGGACAGGATCAATAGTACATTAAACAAAGAATTAAGTCCAATTGAGCCCAGGCTGCCATCAAATGAACCAACAAAAATGAATGAAGGAAGGAAGGCTGCGGAAACATCATTAATACTATCAAATCAAAAAAAGATAGAGGAAGCTAGCTCCAAAGTACAATCAAAGATAGAAGAGAGAAATAAAGCCAAAGTAGAAATCAATAATATAGGAAGTCAGTTGGATTTTCAAAGGTCAATGGAGAAGCATTCCAGGAATATTGAAAATATTTTCAAAAATGCAAAGTTTCCAGAGGCACCAAAGAGAGGTAACACATTGGCCGAAGATATGTTTGGGTGGATACCAGGTGTTGAAGGGCCCAAGGATCAATACATAAGAGCCTCACAAAAAGTTAAACAGGAAACATCTAGACAGGCTATACAATACATAGAGGACAATAAGCTAGCTGGTCCATTGGGGTACAGTACAGAAAAAAATTGGAAAGCCAATTTTATGAATAGGAGTACAGGATATCAAGCAAAGCGATTTGGGGAACAGGCAGATATTTATAAAGTGAAAGGTGATTCCATATCTAGAGATAAACTTATTCCACAAAAAAATAAATTAAATGCAATTGAAAAAGAAATTAGCAATACTAGGAATGAAATAAAAAATCTCTCTAACCAGGCACAGCAAAGGGTAATAAAACCTGCTCCTACTCAATCACCATCTGTTCCTAATGTTAATATTGGGCCAAATAATGGACCAAAGACAGGAGAGCAAGAAGATCCATTTGAATATTATGCAAGTCAAATTGGAATAAAAAAGAGCGAGCTCTATATGAATCAACTTTCAGAAGCTCAGGGATTAAATGCTCAATTAGATGTAATCGAAAGAGCTATACAGGAAGCAAAACAGAGCGGCGGAGATATGAGCATGATAAATCAGCTTTTTATGCAACTAGCTGAGAGCTACAAGGGGGCTGGACTTGAGCTGCGGGAGTTTGCTCAGAATTTTAATATTCAAGAAGCCCAAAAGGCAACTGAAAATTTTGTTTCATCATTAAAAACTTTAAGCGGAGCACAGTCTCAAATTTCTGGAATTAGAAACTTAACTAATTTAACAAGCGATGATATTGCAGCACAATCAAGCATATCCAGCATTTCAGCATTAAAAGATCAAATTCAGAAGGAAAAAGAGTATGAGATATTAAAAAATGATCCTTCTGCCACCTCATTGCAGAAGGCTGATGCGTTTGCAGCTGCAAATGCACAATCAATCGGTACTAAGGAGCAAAGAGATGAACTTATAGGTTATTTGAAAAAGGAAGACAGTTTAAAGAGTCAACTTTACAATGCAGAACGCATGGCAAGAACCTCTGGAAATCCTTTTGAGATTTCTCAGGCGCAAGATGAAGTCAGAAGTTTAAAAAATCAATTAGCTCAATTAGATGATTCTGTCAGGGTGTTGGGTTCTCAACTCGAGAGGACAACTCCTAGAGACAGAGGTGTTTTATCAGAAATAGGCTCTGGAATGTCAAGTGGATTAAAACAAGGTTTTGCGCAATTAGAAGCTGATTCAGAAACAATATATCAAAGACTGGGACAACAATTACCTGTGCAGTTAAGAGATGGCCTTACCGATGCGATGCAAGCCGCAATAAATGGATCTCAAAAATTTGGAGATGCCATGAAGCAAGTTGGTTTTCAATTATTGCAAACAATACAAAGGGCATTTTTGCAAAGTGCGTCTAATAGAATTACAGGATTGATTGGAAGTGCATTTAATCTAAAACTAAATAGTGGAGGATATGTCCCAGGAGGCAGTGGGGTGAGAGATGATGTTCCAGCTTTATTGACTGGAGGAGAGTATGTCATGAAGAAAAGCTCTGTAGAAAAATATGGGGTTAATTTCATGGAATCATTAAACAAGGGGAACATTGAAGGGTTTTCTCAAGGAGGGGGCGTTAATTTAAAAATAGGAGCTCCTAGAGCTGCCGAAAGAGAATCTTATCAAGACTCAAATCAAGATGGATCTGTTACTAGATACAGAGTTAAAAAAGGAAAAATTGGTATTAATAAACAATTAACCGCTTACGCAGTAGCAAATGATAGATCTATACAAAAGTATCTACAGGAAGAAGAAAGTCAGTTTTATGAAGACGTTGAAACAAAGAGGCAAGAAAAACATAGGTCAAACATGGCTGCATGGAGAAAAAGACAAGAAAAAGATCAATTATTAAATACAGTTTTAACAATAGCAGGAACGGCTTTATTAAATAAAGGTCTAGATTGGGCAAAGAACAAATACGACAATTCCTCTTTTGCTCAAAAAAGATTTGACAAGAAAGTAGACAAGGGATTACAAGATAAAGGTTATTATAGAAATAAAGGAGCAGCATTATCTGATAAATTCGAAAGCCCTAGCGATCAAATGAGGGTTGAGAGAATGTATGATGGGATATTTAAGGATGGTGGAGCAAAGGCAGTTTTAAAACAAGCAAGAAACGATGGTTTAGATGTAACTGCTGATCAATATCGATACAAAATGAGAAGGTACAATCAAGGGGGACAAGTGCCATCTGTTTTGACTGGAGGAGAATTTGTGGTAAATAAAGATGCTGTTAAAAATAACGGATCTGCTTTTATGAGTAGTGTTAACAGCGGAACCTTAAATAATAGATCGAGCCAAGCGACATCTGATCAATCTACTAATATAACACATGGAGATGTTAATGTAACAATTAATGTAAGTGGAGGTGGTGCCGCAACATCTTCTGGAGGAAGCATGAATCCTTCTGAATTCTCAGCAAAGGTAAAAAGTGCTGTAATGGAAGTAATCGCAAAAGAAAGAAGGGTTGGAGGATCAATGAGGTAGCATGAAGGGTTTTGTAAAAAATAAAAATCAACAGTTTACAATTAATGGGGTTAATCTCTCAGGAGTGTCTTCTGTTAATGCAGGTTATTCAATACCACATGAAATTACTAGTTATATAGGATATACTGGAGCTCCAGGAATATTTCAAAATTCTCCTGGTGTAGGAAATCTTTCTTTTGCGAGGCCATTAATTTCATCCGATGAAAAAATTACAGAACTAATAGCACGCAAAGAAGGTTTTAATGGAGGGCTTAGTTACAATAATAAATCGATTAATTTTGAAAGTGGATACATAAGCTCTTATGAATGTACATTTTCTATAGATTCAATACCTCAAACAAATGTATCAATAGTATCTTATGGTAATTTTGGCCCTTCTGTAGAGATAGAAGAAGTTCAAGAAAATGAACAAAAAATTTTTATACCATTAAATAGCGGCATAATATTAGAATGCGATGGGAGAGACACTAATCGAGTGAGTTCTTTTAGTTTTTCAATAAATATATCCACGCAACCATTGTATTCTGTTGGAAGCATATATCCAGTTGATATTTATTTAGAAAAACCTATATATCAAACTTTTTCTGTAAACTTAGAAATAGAAGATTATGAAACAAAGTCAATTTATGATTATATAACAAAAGGTTTTGATAAAAGAGATTTGTCCGTAACAATACACGACAAAGGGGGACAAGATAAAATTAAATATACCTTTAGAGATGCGAGAATAGTTGAAGAAAATCTTGCTACAGATAGTGAAGACAACACAAGTGTTAATATAAAGTACATTGCACCGACAATGACTCAACCCATTATAGAATACATATGAGTTATATAGGCTACGAAAAATGTATTGTAGAAATTAATGGCGAAAAGGTTTTTGCTATTAATGCCAGCATATCTGCAGCTTCAAATTCTCAAGAAAATATAACATACGGAGGAGAAATGAGAGGAAGGGTTCCTAGATTTTTCAATCAACCTGGAGACGAAGGAAATACATTAGTTAGGGACTATGCCGCAGAAGCTCCATTGGAGTCAAGCTTGAGCTTAAGATATTACATAACAGGAGAAGAAGATCCAATTGCATCGCTAACAGGAGAAGCATCATGCCAGGGGAAATTTGGAGGAATAAGCTTTTCTGGCGCATATTTAACTAGCTATGCAATGCGAATGGAGCCCTATAAGCCTATAATTCACTCTGCAGATTTTAGAATTTTTAGTGGATTTAAAAATCAACTAAAAGAAGAATCTTTTGGAGACCAGACAGATAAAATTGATTTATCAAATGGATCTTATTCAGAACTTTCTAATTTCAATCAACAAAATATAGGAATGAAGTTTATTAATTCAGTTGATTATTATATATCTTGCGAAAGGTTGCCTAGCTATGTTGTTGGGGAAGAGTTTCCAGAATATGTAATACAAGGAAAAATATTAAAAAGCTTAAGGGTTGAAGGCGAGAACATAGGGGATGTAATAACATATACTGGAAAAAAGATTACAAAACTAGAGATTTCTCCAAAAACAATTGGAAAAGAAGCTAGGGGTAAAGATTTATTTTGTTCTGGTGTATTGGTTTACCAAAATGTAAATGTATCCAAAAATGATTTCCTTGCAGGGGGAGTAGAGGTAATAGAAAGTGTGAAATGATATTAAATACAAAAACCTTCTGGAATACTAATCAAAAACCCTTTTTTGATAATGATGATAATCAGGGAGGGGATTTCTACAACAACTACGAAGATTTCATTAAAAATTCTTACATTGACACGAATCTTAAAAACTTTAAATACAAAGATCCTTTTTTATTTAAACCTTCTTACGGTTCTACTGTTGAAATTTATTTTGATTTAAATAATAATTATTTTGGAAACACATATGATTTTAAGGCGATAAACAAAATAAATAATATTTATGTAAATTTTAATTTAAATTTTACTGAAAAAAATGATGATCAAACTAGGGATATAATAAATTATATAAACCAAAGAAAAGGTTTTGAGTATTTTGTTATGCAAAAAAAAGAAAGGGAACTGTTGAGTCAAGAAGAATCTTACAAATCTTTATATTCTATGGATCCATATATGATACAAGAGTTTGTTTGCAGTAGTCTAGATATTAATCAAGGATATAAAGGAATAAATAATATAAATTTAGTTTTGCAAAACGATTGTTTTTCTCAATTCAATTCAAAGAGAATGTTATTTTCAAAAAGTTTGCCGCAGAGAAAGCAAGATATAATAAATGAATATTTCCATAAAAAAGTTCTAGACATACCTCCTTCGTACCCTTTGTCTCTATCAAAAAGTTATGATGTTTTTAGTACTGAATTTAATAATTCAAAACCATATGTTGGTGAGCATAGTGTAAATCCTGAGAGAGGTTTAATTCAAGCTCAATTTGTGAATATAGACGATGATACCTTATTAAGTATATTAGCATTTACAATTGGAAGTTTGGGCAGGAGATCTTTTAAGTTTCAACTGGAAGATCCAATAACAGAAAATTTAAATTTATTATGTAAATCAATTTCTCATACTTTTGTTTATAATGGAGTTCATTCATTAGAGATGACACTTGAAAAAACCGTAACAAGGAAAGATTTTATTTAAATTTAATTAAAAAAAAATATTATATAAAAATGACTTTTATAAAAACAGAAAAGATTAATCAAGAAATTTTTGATATAAATAAAAATACAATTGTAGAATTTATAAAAATTCATAATATTGTAAATTTTGATGAAATTTATATACATGCAGGAGTAAATAAAATTTACTCATCTTTAGTTTTTGATAATCAAGAATATTCATATGTACCTTTTGAGTTAACTGGAGTGGAGAGTCAAGGAGACGGAGGAATATCTAGGCCAAACTTTAAAATAGTTAATTTTTCAGGATTTATGTCTAAATATTTAAGAGATAAAGATGATCTTCTCGGAGCAAAAGTCACAAGAATAAGGACATATTTGAAGTTTTTAGATAAAGTAAATTTCTTGGGTTATGATGAAGATCCTGAACATTGGAAAAGTCAAGGAATAAATCCTGACCCAATTTCTAAATTTAGAGATGATGATTGGGTTATTTCTCAAAAAATTGAAGAAAATAAGTTTTTTATTTCATTTGAGCTGACAAATGCTTTGGATCTGGAAAACATAACATTACCAAACAGAAAAATAATCAATAATTATTGTTATTGGAAGTATAGAGGCAAAGGCTGCAAATATGACGGTGACCCAATAGCTGACAGTAATAATGTTAAATTCAAGGATAAAATTAATTTTCAGGGAAAATGGGGGCTGGGGAAAAATTATATAACAAACGATTCTGTATATTTAGTTGTAAAAGAAGGAAATACAACAAGAAGAGTTTTCTATGTGTGCGCTCAAAACCATTCTAGCTCAAACTCAACAAAACCTTCTTTAAATTCAGATTTATGGGTTAAAGATGACTGCAATAAAAAGCTTGGAGGATGTAAATTAAGATACAAGGAAGGCCCATTACCATTTGGGGGATTTCCATCAAGCAGATTATATTAAAATGATCAAGTATTTAAATGAAATAAAAGTTATATGCGAAAGAGAGGCTAAGGAAAATAAAGAGGCTTGCGGGTTTTGGGTAAATGAAGAAAAAAATATACAAAAAATCATTGAATGTGAAAACATAGCTCAATTTAAAGAATTTAGTTTTAGGATAGATTCAAGAAAATTTCTAGAATGTTTAGAAAAAAACCCTGTTTTAATTTACCATTCTCATTTGCATGGATCTAGGTTTGCATCAATGGAAGATATGAAACAATCGAATGCTTTATTAATTCCATATTTAATATATAGCATTAAGGAAAAAAAATTTTTCATGCATGTTCCTGATGATATTGACTTAAATGAAAATCTTATAAAAATAAATGATGCTATAATGTGTAATTTAGTTGAGGTATAAGGATGAAATTTAAATTACATGGAATACTCGCTAAGAATTTCCAGCGAAGCTGGGAATTGGATGTAAATTCTGTTGCAGAAGGAATAAGGGCAATTGATGCAAATGACTCAAATTTTATTCCATTTTTATACAAAAATAGAGAAGAGTTTAAGTTGGCTATATTTAAGAATAAGAAGCCATTAACAGATGCAAGGGAAATAAATATAAATTCCAGGAAAGAAGATGTAGTACATATATTTCCAACCCCATACGGAGAGGACGAAGCTGCAAGAATGAGATCTTATGGTGCTGCTGGTATAATAGGAGGGTACGGTTTGCAGGTTGCTGGTGGGTACATGTCAGAGTCTGATAATTGGTTTGTTAGGGGAGCGGGAAATGTACTTAGCACATTAGGAGCTGTAGCAATGGAAGTTGGTTCGGCATTGCTAATTCAAGGATTGTTACAGGAATTGATGCCAGACCCTGAGCCTCCACCTACGGAGCCAGAAGGTCCTGTTTTAAAAAGCACTCAATCTTTTACTTTTACTAATCCAGTAAATAATGTGGTTCAAGGAGCACCTGTTCCGATAGGTTACGGAAGAGTTTTAGTCGGCAGTCATGTAATATCATCTCATGTAATGAATAGTAGATTGGCAGCATTTAATAAAGTAGAAGAGACGATTAAAGATTCGGATGGAAATGTTGTGGGAGCTGTTCATGTCGATCAATTCACTAGAAAGGATGGTTAAAGATGCCTTTATATATTGAATCAAAAGCTTCTGATACAACTCCCCGTTTATTTAGGAGAAAAATAAACGGGACATACAACCCTTCCAATGATGATAAGGAAAAATTACAATCGACATCATTTTTTAGATCATTAGATTTAATATGTGAAGGACCCATAGAAGGTTTCTGTGATGCAACTGGAGCATTAATAACAGATGGAAGGATTTTGCAAGGAGTTTATTTAAATAATGTTCCAGTACAGCTTACACTCAGTCCAAGAGCGACACAAAGATTTAATTTTAGAAACATATCGGTTGCATATAAATTTGGGACAGAAGATCAAGAACCTTTATATGTAGACTCTGAAACTAATGAAAATTTTGCTTGGCTAGAAGATTGTTCTTATTCTTCAAGCACTTCATCACTAGGAACTGTATTAGATAATCAATTGCAGTTAGAGGCAGGCGCTACCGCAGGAGGAGTGCCTAAAGAATTAAATTCTCAAGCTAATTACTCGGTTATAGATGCTGATGTAGATTGGTTGGCAGTAACATTAAATATAGAGCAATGTTATAGTATAAACGAAGACGGTGATCATAGACCCAATCAAGGGCAGGTCATGATCTTTGGAGATTTTACAGGAGCATATCATAGAAGTCATGGAGATACAAAGATAACCCCAGTTCCAAACGATGGAGGTAATGATTATAGTATAGTTATAAACTATGATGGTATGGCAATGTCCCCTTACCAAGAAGAAATTTTCCTGAAATTAAGAGATGTCAAAGATTTAAAAAGAAATAAAAACAGAAGAGTTTACATCAAGAATGCAACTGAAGAAACTTATAATTTTAAAAGAAAATGGTCTGTTTCGGTGCCTACTGTAACAGAGATAGTTGATAAAAATTTATCTTATCCGTTTTCGGCATACATAGCTGTGCTATGTAATGCAGAGAGTTTTGCTTCTGTGCCTAATAGGTCATTTCATTTAAAACTAAAAAAAGTAAAAGTACCAAGTAATTATGTAGAGAAAATGGAAGGACCTAATGGTCCAACAAATAAAAGAGCATATGATAGCCAATTTGGAGCAAAAGGGTCAACTCATTCTTCCGAAGAAAGACATGAAGGTTTTTGGGATGGTACATTTAAGGATGAATTGGAGTGGACAGATAATCCAGCATGGATACTCTATGATATATTAACTAATGATATATATGGATTGGGGGAGTATATCAAAAGTTTTAATATTGATAAATGGGAGCTTTATAAAATAGCTAAATTTTGTGACGAGTTAGTAGAAACATCAAAACCTCACTCTACATCTAGCACTGGATTTAAAAAAGAAAGAAGGTTTTCATGTAATATAGTTCTAAGTAATGCCGCTGACGCATTTAATACTATAAGTGAATTGGCATCAGTATTTAGAGGTGTAGCTTATTTTAATAATCAATCTGTATTTTTTAGTGTTAATAGGTTAAAGGAATCGATTCATAAGTTCACAAATGATTCTGTAATAGAAGGAATATTTAGATATACTGGAGCACCAAAGCACTCAAAATTTACAGCCATAAGAGTGGCTTATAAAGATAAGGATAATAATTATTTAACTAAATACGAATATATTGAGGATCCAGAGGGTATCATTAAATTTGGTTTAGTTATGAAAGAAACTACCGCAATAGGTTGTACATCTAGAGATCAAGCTTTAAGGCTTGGAAGATGGATTCTGCTAACATCAAATTTAGAAGAAGGGCAAGTAAGTTTTACTGCAGACTCTCAGGCGGAATATTTAAACCCTGGAGATATTTTCACGGTGAGAGATGAGATGAAGAATACTCATAGATTCGCTGGAAGAATAAAAGAAATAAAGTCTGACAGTATTAATATAAATGAAAATTATATTTTATTGGATCAGAACCTTGACCTAGAAAATTTTAATATCAAAGATATCAGCTTCTTGATACCAAGCGAAGATGTTGAAGACGAAAATGTAGAACAGTATAAAGCATTTATTCATAGAGATGGATATAATTTAGGTAATCAAGATGGGGGTTTTAGAAAAGCAGAAAAACTTTTTATACCCTTAAATTCAGAAGACTCAGAAAATCAAGATATACATAGCTATTTAGTTAATACAGAAAATGGAACTAAATTTATAACAAACGAAGAAGAGAGTGCAATACTTAAAAAAACTCACAATGATTCTTTGATAGGTGGAGGGGCTGGACATAAAACATTAAATGATTATTTATTAGATCCAGAGGTTTTGGCTCAATTAACCAATGGAACAGCCAGATCAAAAATAACACAGAAAATCAAAGAAGGAACTTTGTATTTTATTTCGGCAGAAGCAAAGGACGGCTCAGATTTGGAAATCATTGAGCAAGATTTTCAATTGATAAGAAGATCAGATAATGGAGATGGTACATATGCAATTGTGGGACAAGATTTCAATAGAGATAAATTCGATAAAACTGAAAATTTATCTACAATATATAAAAGTACTACATTTAGTTACGACACTGATGAAACTGAGCCTGGCGCGGGAGAAGATGATGAAATACCAGAAAGAATACTGCCCCCAGCTCCACAAGTAGAAAACCCAACATTTCCTAGAGAAAATACTGTAGATTTATTAATTACTACAACTGGCTTTGTAAACACAGAGGGAGAAACAAAGTCTAGGGTAAATTACTATTTTCATAATACTCAAGAAAATAATTTATATTATCAAGATGATTACAGTAAAAACCACAGATATGAAATAAGATGTGCTGAAATTGACGAAGATAAATATACAACACTTTTTCAATCTCAATTTTCAGTAGGAGCAGATCAGGTTAATATATTACAGGAGGGTCAATATGTATTATCTGGAATAGGAAAATGTGGAGAATATAGAGTACTGTACGACCATTCGATAGGAGAACCTAAAGTATTAACTCCAAGTGGTAAAGCTTTGGTCGGTGGAACTGTAGATAGACATATTTCTGTACCTAATTATAACGAGACTGATTTTAGTCCGTTTGCAAATATTGTAAGAGCTAGAAATAGAAATGAGTGGGGAGAGATAAAAGTAGAGGGATGTGAACTATTTGACAAAATTTATGAAGATCAAACAACGGGTTATGTGCTTTCTGGACAGTTTGAGCTACCAAATCCAGACGCATATTATGAATTAAGATGGCTCGAGGCCAACGACAAAGGGACTTCTCCAGAAAAAATAATGTTTTTCAAAGGATCTAGAGATGATATACCTCCAGGGCCAGTTTCAAATTTTCAAACAAGAATTAACAATTTATTCCCAAATATGCTCAATTATTCTTGGCAGCATCAGGGGGCGAGAGATCCCGATTTGGCGGGATTCAGAATTTATACTGGACACATAAATGGAGATAATCCAGATTATGAATTTTCTGATTTGGATGAAGAAGGGATACCAAATCCTGGTTCGGAGTTTGCTGAAATTATGGGGAAAAATGCTTCTTATTTTACATACGAAGCAAATACCAAAGATGGAACAATAAGGGATAATGATGGAAACAGGATAAGCTTTAATGATACTGGAGTATTTCACATTAGAGCTTTTGATATGTCAAATAATTTAAGTACTCCAGCAAACAGTAATATTTTAACATTATTTCAATTTGCAGAGGCTCCTGATATATTTTTATCTGGAGAAATAAGAGAAGAAGGAGTAGGAACTGATACTTACGGGTACTATCCTATTTTACATGTTTTTTATTCTGGTTTATTTCACGAGCAAGATGCATTTAGTAAATATTCTTTGTCTGTTTTGGATGAGACTAATGGATTTGGTGTTTCAACGGAATATGATATATTTAGGAATGGAATTAAAATTGCAGATAACAACATTTATTCTGCTGGAAATTCTGGACATTATGAAGTAAGGAATGTACTACCAAACTCAACTTATTTGGGTAGAATTTCAGCCGTAACAACTGATGGCAGACTTTCACCAGAAGGTTCAGATAGAACAACTATAGGAAAAGATGATTTTGCACCTGGTAAACTAAAAAACTTTAGAGTAGATAAACAATTTTCAAATTTTAGATTTTCATGGGACGAGCCAATAGAAAATGATGTAAAAAATGTATTGCTATTCACAGGGTTAGGTAGCGACAATTTTGGTATAGAAAAAGAGGATGAAGATGATATACAAAAATTAGAAGTGAGGCCAAAAGACCCTCCGTTTGCTTCTGTATTACCTGACGATTCTCCAGCTTTTAGGGTTGACAAATTTAAAAATGTAGGAGATCCTTTTAATGAAATATTTAGATTTCATGGATTGGCGGTTGATACATCAAATAATACAGGAATGTATGAAGATTTTACATATAAATATGTTGATCTTCAGGGGCCAAACTTACACACAAGCGGGCAGTTAACTGATGATGGAAGATCTTTAATACATGTATTTTATTCAGGACAAGGACAGTCTGACGAATCTTTTAGATATTATTTAACTCAATACCAAGACACTCAAGATTTAGCAATACAATCTTTTCAAGGATTAGATAAAGCAAATTACATAAATGAAACAGACAGGGAGACTGTATCTGAAATACATGGAAAAGGGTCAGGACATTTTTCTTTTGAGGCAAGAGGGAATCGATTTTATGAAATTAGAGCTAAAATGGTATTTGACGCCTTCGAATCAAGATGGGCGGATGATATTGTATTAAGTGAATCAAAAGATGGATATATAAAAGCTGTTCCAGATCAAGTACCACCAGGTAAGCCAAAATGGATATCTGCAAGTAAAAATGGAAATAATATATTTTTATCTTGGGAGAATCCTCCAGATCATGATTTATTGGCTATAAATCTATATACTGGAACTAAAGACTCCAAACTTGAATCACAAGGTACATTTATACATCAAAGGGCCTTGCAAACATCACAAGTAATTCCATTGAGAGATTTTGCCGCAAACAAGAATAAACAATTTTACTTTTACTTACAGGCTGTAGATACATCTTTAAATACTGGGGAATTTAGTGATTTAAGAGAATTAAATGTTGGAATAACAAGACAGCTAGACAGAAAAGAAATTTATATACATAGCGGAATAATGCTTGATGAAGATGGAGACGGTTCAGCAAAGCCTTTTATATCATATAAAATATTAGACGAACCAGTTAACTTTCAACATGCAATTTATGATATTCAACTTTCTACAAATGATACATATAATCCTCTTGTTTCAACACAAACTATAGAGGTGGAGCATATTGCTGACTTAAATTTAAACAGTGGAAGTGGTACATTTTTGAATTTAAATGCAAATACAGAATATTACTTAAGAGCACGAATCAGAGAGTTTGATGGAAAGAGTAGTTTATATACAGAAGCATGGGATAATCCAATTTTAACTCCAAAAGATGACATACCACCAAAAAATCCTGAAAATTTCTATATAATATCTGGACCAAAACAGGCAATACTTGAGTGGGATTGGAGTGCGGGAATATCTTCTGATATAGCATCCGTACTAGTTTATAAAACAGGAATACCAACAGGAAGGGTTGCTACAAATTCTCATAAGGTAAACAATTGCTGGTCTGCTGAGCATATTAGTGGCTATTTTGAAGACAACCCAGAAAATTATTCATACAAATTAAATGCCTCAACTTCATTTGTGGATAATGATATCGAGACAGGAATTGCATTTCCTAATGCAAACAGCCCGAAACAGTCTATATATTATCATTATTTATTAAAAACGGTTGATAGGTCAAATAATACTGGAGAACATTTTGTATCAGGTAAATCAAGAGATCCGCATGAGTATTACTGGGTAAATAAAGCAAAAACAAAAAAAGATAATTTTGTAAATGAAAAATATGGAAAAACCCCACATTACCATGGATATATAACTGGCGGGGCAGTAAGTGCTGATTATATAACTAATATTTACGCAGGAAGGATATTAACAGATAAATTAACTACAACCGATTTGATACTAAGTCACCCGAGCGGAAGATTATTAAGCGATAATGTGTATGCAATGGGATCAAATGATCATAAATATGATTACATGAAGGGTGCGGGTGTATACATTGATCATAAAATGTTCAGAATAGGAGATCCAGATCCAGGAGGGTTTGGATTGTTCTGGACTGGAGAAAAATTAGCAAACGGAAATTTTAAAGTTCCTACATTTAACGAAGACCCTGATGGATTTCATGCGATTGATATAAATCCAAATACATTAGAAATAAGAGGTAACTTAACGGCTGGAACAATACAGATAGGAGCTAGCGAACAAAGTGCTTTAAGCGTTGATGATCAAGGCAATTTAACAATAGGTAATCAAAGCAAAGATATTCAGGGCTTCTTCTCTCATCAAGCTGGTGTAAGTGGGATTTTAGGAGAAGTGCCTGGTTATATATCAAGCCCTGATCCAGATGCTGTATATGTACAATTAGATAAAAATGACATCAGTACACAAGAAGCTATAGAACTTCAAGCTCTTGCAAACGGAGGAGGATTTCTTGAAACAAATTGGATCAGAGGAAGATTTAGAGGATGGGAAGTAAGAGGTATAGAAAAAATAGAAACAGCAGGTAATGATGCAAAAAAATGGACCGTAAAACTTGGAGTTCCATTTTCAGCATATGTTGGTTTTAACTTTTTTGATATACAAGGAAATGAATATGGTTTAAGTGGTGTTGTAGCAACTGGATCGAAAGATGTTTATACGCAAAGCAATGCTCCTAGTGATTCTTTAATAGGATATCCAAAAGTAAGAGATTGGTGGAGAGTACATCAAGCTAAATTTAAAGTCACCAATGATGGAGTATTGTTTGCTGCAGATGCTAGAATACTAGGAACAGCTAAGGCTGATTCTTTAGAAGTAAATAAAACAATCGTTTTAGGAGACACTTATAATAAGTATACTAGTATTATTCAAAGTTATGGATTCGAAGAAGGAAATGCATGTGACGGAATTAATCCATCTGGATGGAAAATTGTTGGGGATGGACATGCTATATTTAAAAGCATTGACATTAGGTCTGGAGTAATAAGCGGTTCTGTAGGTTTAGCTATAGGCCAACAATGCGAAGATACATATGCATTTAGGGCCAATCAGTTTGGAGAAATTGCTGTGGGAGATTCTAATGTTCTACATAGAAATAATTTCTATGTATCAAAGGAAGGTAATATAACAGCCAATAATGCTAGATTAACTGGAGATCTCAGTGTTTCTGGATCTATTGATGTCGGAGATGGAATACTGCTGGGATCAAGGGTTACTAGAGATCAATATGGAAATGTTACAAGCGTAGTAAGAAACCAAAATGATGGAATTTTAATTACATCAAATGATATAAGATCATTGAGTTATACAGATGACTTCAATGGAGCAGCTGGTTTTAAAATAGATAACAAAGGAAGAGGGATATTTCATAATATAGCAGTTACTGGAGGTGCCCTCAGTGGAGTATCATTAATTATTGGAAAAGGAACGCAGACCAGTCCTTATTTTAAGGCATTTTCAGACGGAGAAATAAGTGTTGGAAGCTATAATGGTGCTGGCACTGCTCCAAGCAAAAATGATCCTTTTTATGTTAGCAAAAAAGGAGAATTATGGGCAAACGATGCTCGTATAAAAGGAACTATAAGTGGTAATGCTGGACTAATAGGATCTTTATACATTGGACCAACTTTTGTATCAACATATAACGAAGGAGCTAATGCATCAATTAGAACAAGCAATAATTTACAAAAAGCTGATAGCACAAAAGCACTCGGTCCTGGAAATTATAGAACAGGATTATTTATTGGAAGAAATTCTGAATTTTCAATAACGAATGGGCAGGGTAAATTAATTGGATGGAATGGAAGCAATAAATATTTAACTGTAACTGGATTAGCTTCTAGCAGTAACGAAAATGCAAGCTTCTATACAAAAGAAGGCACGGAATCCACAAAATCAAATTTTGAAAAAGGAGTTGGATTCTATTTACAAGGAGGCGGCGGTGGTAGTTATATATCAAATTTCACAACTGATACAAGTAGTGCTAAAAATATAGCAAGTAAAGTTATCACACATATATGCGGGGAAATACATGGCCCTATAGTTGGAACAAATTATACAGTGCTTGCAAAATCTAAAATTGGGTATACCGTAAAAGAAGTTTACTTAGAATGTGATGGAACAAGTAATTCATGCGTTGTTCAAATAAATAGAAGTCATCATAGTGTAAATCCAGCACAACAAATAGGCGACGGAACTTTTAATGGTAGCTCTGCAGGAATAACTGAATCGGTAACTACAAACAATAAGATTTTAGTAAATAGCGAAAACAACAGAAAGAATTTTGGATATATTGTTTTAAAGGTTCAATCAACTAACGGGGCAAATATAATTAAATTTAGGATAGAATTAATTAGAGATAATAGCTATGCGTAATAATATATTATTATGAACATTAAAGAATTAGACGATCTTAATATAAAAGCTATACTATATGATTTAATTTCAGAGAAAGAATTAATACAAGAGAATATAAACAGACTAAAAGAAGAATTGATTAGAAGAGAAGCGGATAGAGAAGAAAAGAAAAAAGGGGAGCAGTAAATGCCTTTTGATGACATATATTGCAAGATTTATGGCAATTCAGATTTTAAACAATCTGGAGAATATCAGGTGTCTTCTTATGTGTTTGCTAGATTTGGAAAGACAAAGACCGCCGATAGTCATTCCGACTTTACTTTCCTAGGAGACAGAAGATGGGCGATAGCTCCAAGGTACTGGGTATCAGCAATGGATATGCAGTATCCATTTTTTATATATGATGTAGACCATCCAAAATTTACAGACGGAGAACCTGTTGCCCCCATGAGAACCACATCTGTGGTTTATGGGTGGCCTGGCGTTAAAGGAACATATAGGGATGGAACTTATGGGTCTCAGGAAACAGTAGATTCCATGAAAATTGGAAATGTTTCAACAATGGTGCAAAATGCTTATAAATCAAAATACTCTGGAATAACAAATAATGAAATACTGTTTGAATGCCAGAACAGAGAAAGCTGTCATCATTTTACAAATATGCCCTATATCAAAAATGTTGATCATCCTTTTGTCGGAGTGCATAAGGAACAGCCTTTGGAAATAACTGCAGATGGAAATTATTATAGAGGATTTTATATAGTTTTAGAAAGAGAGAGATTTCATTATGATGAAGCAAGAATAGCTTTATGGCCAGACAATCAATTTAATGATCCAACAGGTTTATATCCACCCTGCAAAAGCATGTCTGTGGCAGGCGATTTCTTTCCTGATGGACAAACCACTTTTTATAAAACGAAACTTTTTGAATTTAATGTGGGTGGAACCTTTGCATTGAGATATATGGTTGGAATAGCAGACAGGGCTATATGCAATCATTCAACTGGAATAGGGTGTGGCGAAACACCAACTGGAGAAAAAGTTGACTTACAAACATTTGCATGCAATGCAAGCAGACACGGATACAAAGAAACAAACCCAGATAGTGATGACTTTGGTGCATTATGTTATTTTAAAAGAAATTCACTAAAGGAACATATAAGGCTTTGTGCTGTAGATAGTAGTTTCACTGGCACAAATAGAGAGAAAGCTTTGGCTGATGGATTTTCTACAAAAATACCTTTAAACGGGTTGAATTCTGATGACGTAAGGCAAAGATTATATGCCTCTTTCGATTGGGGAACCGATTATGTCTCTAATTGGGCAACCATTTGGGCTAATGCAACGAAATATCATTTTACAGATCTATTAAAATCATGGACATGGACAAAAACAGCAAAAGGAACAAGTTACAGCCCTAAAAGTCTAGCAGGTATAACTCAAGCTATGGAAGATGAAATGTTTTGGATTTATTATAGAACATTTGGGGGACATGATTTTTGGTACAATGTTGTAGATAGCGCACCTTTTTATTGGGATTTTGCTTTTTGCAATGGACTGGGAATAAATAAAGGTCCTGGACCTGGTCCCATAAGATATGAATATGCACGTGGCCATAAAAATTTTCCAGGATTTGCAGAGATCGATGTAAAAGATGCGGTGATACATCCAGATTATAGCGTAAGAAAACAGATAGAAACTGGAAATGTCTGGATAAAAAATATCACAATAAAGAAAGGTAATACTGTATTAGAGGCAAAGAATGATGTCAGGGGGCAATATCAAGAGATAGCAAATAGTGAAATATGGAATGGAAAAGGATCTACAAATATAACAGCGACAAGTAGCGGAACTGGAAATAGAACAATAACATTTTCAAATTTGTACAAAAGTAAATCTAATATAATTTCTAGATATATAGCAACAGATTTTAAAATAAAATTTGGATCAGAAACTACAGAATATTCGATAACTAGTGTTTCTAGTTCAAATAATACAATCACACTATCAACAGCAAGACCAACAGCTATTACTAATTCAAGTTTTACGCTTTTAATACCAAGGGGGGCAAGGACATCTGGCTATACTTGGGGACAATATAAATTAACAACATTTGATCAAGACAGTTTTACAAATACAAATAGCGATTGGTTGAGTGTACAGTACAGAGCTCCAGGATTTGGAAACAATTCGCATAGGGATTTATTTCCAAACGTTGAAATAGCAAATTATAGTGCTTGGCCTACTGCAAGTGGAGATGTGCAGAATAAAAATTTTTACAGTCTAAGTAATAACTACAGAACATTTGCTCCTGCAAACTTTGGACAAACTGGAAAACCAGTAAGGCACCCTTATTTTGCCAATGAGCTGGGAGAAGCTTTATATCTAGATAATGATTTTCATCATATAGCTGTTTGGGAGAGAGCATACTTAAGAGGTAGTATGCCTAGACATGGATTTCCTTCTTGCAGGATCCCAGACAAGAAAAATGTAACATGGAATGGAGAAAAATGGGTTGAATATTGGGAGCGTATTTTTTCTCCAAGATCTAGTTCACCATGGACAGAGTCCAGTGTTCAAGCTACTCTAGATAAAGCTGGATACACAAATCTAGCATGGACTACTTCTACTGGAGATGGAAACTACAATGAACAGGCTCTTGATGGAACTCCTATAAATGTTTATACACCAAGGTTTTATATGGACGGAATAGACAAGGCTTCTGGTGCAATTTGGCCAAATTACAGAAATATATTAGCTGACATAGAAGATCCCGATGGAGTATTTCCATTTGATTACGATTTTCCAGATCGAACAGATTGGACTTCAAAATACACAACTGCATTTAATAAAGTTTATGGACCTATTAACATTCCCTCTATAGGTAGAATATTAGATGGCCCTTGGTGTTCTTTTTGTTCATTTAAAACTGACACTAATATAGAAATTTGGGGCACTGCAGAAGGTCAATTTTTTGAAACTAATGATCCAACAAAACCATTTTTGTATGTATGGGGATCTGGTGTTTATGAGCCAACATCTGCTCATGCACAGTGGGCATTACAAAGTATTTCCAGTATAACAGGAACTTATTATACAGCAGAATCTGTAGTTTTAAATAGAAATGTAAGAAGTACGGTATATGGAATATGGCAAGATCTATACAAAGCTAAATTCGAAAAAACTGCAATGCATCCATGGGTGTTGGCATTATATGGACACGGAGGGGACAGCACTGGGTGGGCAGAAGTAGAGGGTGGTAGTAAAAAACATGCTTTAACTATATATGAAAGTAACGGATTTGTGCTAAGAGGAGAAAAAATACAAGTTATGCTGCATGAATGTCCGCCTTTGTTTTGTAGACAACTAGAAGCGAATAATGGAATGGCAATAAGTAATGATGTATCTAATACATCTTGGGGTAGGTCAATGCATCCAGTAAATAGATATAGAATATATTTAGTAGCTAAATAAAAAGTAATTTAGTATTTTATTTATAGATATACCAAAATCTACCAGATTCAAATATTTTAAAATTAAAATTTTGAGATATTCTTTTAAGTGCATTGGGTATACCAAATATTTCACGATCATCACCAAAAATAACTCCCCCTTTATTTAAGATAGAATAATAATTTTTTATATCTTGATAAACATCATCTTCTAAATGAGAACCATCAATATATATTAGATCAGGATTTATTTTTTTATATTTCAAAATTTCAAATCCAATTACGCTTGTGTTGGGTATTGGTTGTATTAAATCTTGTACATTATTATGTACCACATTGCTTAAAAACTGATAATATACTTGAGGGAAGCCATGTAAACAATTAAGGTTGCGCTCAGGTGTATGAGAATGATATGTCCAAAACTCTTCGGCCCCCAACCATGTATCAATACAATAAATCTTATTGCAATTTAAATTATTTTTTTTGCAAATATTTGCCATATTGATTGCTGATCCACCCAACCATGTTCCAACCTCAACGATTAAGTTGGGATTTATTTCTAATAAAATTTTTTCAAAAAATGGATCGTTTGACCCCCAGCCCGAAAGTTTTTCAGGTAACGGTGTGAAATTTTTGTATATGTCTTGATTGATTTTATTCATGTTAATTTATTAATAGCTTGTTTTATTGTAACCCACATGTCCATATATTTATATGTAGCAAGGCGTCCTAAGAAAATTACATTTTTTTCCGATAGGATCGCATTCTTATATTTATTATAAATTCTTTGACCTTCTCCGAAATTTTTTGGGTATATGGGTTCATTAGTTTCATTATGTTCCTCTGGGTAGTCCCGCGTTAAAATTGTATAATCTTCTTGCTGGTTTAAGAAAACACTGTTGTCAACTGTCCTGTTGTATTTTATAGTTTTATCTTCGCATTCATTGATTTGAGCACCAGAATCAAAAGAAAATAAATCAGTTCTTTTAGTTTTGAAGTGTTTAAATTTAAGAGATCTATAGGGTAATTTTCCGAATTTTAAATCAAAGAATTCATCTGGTTTGCCAGTATATATCATTTTATCACATTTTAATTTTTTGTACTCATTTTTTGCTACGCCCAAATTAACTTTAATACCATCTAGCATATTACTCATCATGTTTGTATAACCTTTTTTAGGTATGCCTTGATACTTATCAAGCGAGTATCTATCGTCAAATGATTCTCTGCGAGTTGGAACTCTTGATGAAATTGATTTTGGGAGTTTTTCCCAAGTAATACCCCAGTGTCTCTCGGAATAATTTCTAAAAATTGAATCATGGATTTCTTTATCGGTAAGTTTTTTACCAATTTGCTGCTCTGTCAATTTACTATAAGGAATATTTATCATTCCGTATTTTGTATTAGCTCTGACTCTTAAATTATGATTGTTAAATTTTGTATATCTATTTAAAAAATTCCATACTTGATCATCGTTTGTATGAAAACAATGCAAGCCATACTTGTGAACTTTGATGCCTTCTATATCTTCATCGTAACAGTTTCCCCCAATATGACTACGAACATCAAATATTTCAACATCATGGCCTTGACTTTTTAAAATATTTGCAGATGTTATGCCAGATAACCCGCAACCTATTATATTAATTTTCATTTAATTTTTTGATGTCATCAATTAATGTTTCATATTTGGAATAAGTTCTTATCTTGCAATTTGAGAATTTATTATACCAAAGATCAAAAGTGTTATGTTGTACTTCCCCTCCTTTGATTGCATAAATGTAATTAAATCCACCAGTAAAACTTGATAGTATACTGCCACCACCTTGAACCGATATTTTGCCTATGGATTTAGATCCTAAGATTAATTGCAGTTCGTTAAATGAATAATTTTCTTGCAATTCATTTATATCAATTACATTAGGAAAATTTCTAGAAATCAAATCATAATCTCCTAAGTCGTGCAAAATGCTATTATCTTTGGGAATTTTATCTCCCCTGGGTCTATTATAGATTAAACAGAAATGAGGGCTTAATATTTTAAAAATCTCAGAAAGAGTATTTAAATCAAGAAAATTGACTGGCCTTGAACCCCATTCAGTATTGTACTTGTTGTTGACTATTAATATATCTTTTTCAAAAAAAAGATTTAATTTTTTATTTTTAAAGTGAGATTTATAGTCTGGAAAAATTTCATTTTTAAGAGTTGGGGCATGTATATGTCCATAGAAATTATTAGTTTTCTCTGTTCTTTTTGTGTACTTTTCTATAACACAATCTTCTGGCAAAAAGAAATAGAAGCATCGCATGCCTTGGCTTGTTATTACTGTAACTTTATCATTATTTAAGTAGTGCTTGTATACAAATGGAACAATCAAAATTAGTTCGTACCCAAATTCAGGAGCATAAGTATCTACAATTACTTCCATTTAAATTGATTATTATTTTTTATTTATTATAAAATATTGCCTTGAGAGTATTACCAAAGCTTGACGAACTGTGAACATTTCTTTGGTACCAATCGTAACAGTTCTTAGACATAACACTCCAATCGTTTTTGTTTATAGATTTTACTTTTTCAGATAATTCATCTTCAGAGTTTGCACTAATATAATGTTTATTTTCAATTAAAGGTTCAATATAAGAATTAACATTAACTTCTTTTGTTACAATAGGAACTGTTCCAAATGCCATTAATTCTACTTCCCTGTGGCACTTACTACCATAACCACGCAAACAAAGGCCATATCTTGAGCTGCGTAATTTCATTAGGTACTCTTCTTGGGTGAATTTGTGTTCATGGCCAGATGTGCAATAATATTCTGTAAGGACTGAGCTCCAATTAGGCCCAGCATTTCTGTATTTCGATTGCACACTGTTTTCATAATTTCCTATAAATATACTTTCTATTTCCCTATCTTCATAAGATAAAATTCCTTTTTCTCTGAGTATATTTTCTAATACCTTGGGCCTTCTGGGCCAAAAAATCCAAGGAGCAACATTCAGGCTATTACCTTTTAACGTTTCTCCTTCTTTATTAATATCTCCATTTCCTAATAATATTAAACTTGAATTTGATAATTCACCATTAAACCATTCTTCGGTTGGTCTATCATATAGCAATATATGATTTCCTATCCAGCAGTGACCGTTTATTGATGGCTCAATATCAACGCCATAATTATTGTCTTTGTATAAAAGAGCTAATTCCCTGAAGCTGTCATTTTTGTGGTTCCATATACCTTGTTGTGGTTGACTTGGAATTTTTATATTCCATTTTTTATTAATAATTCTATCGATTATCAGTAACTCTTTATAGCGTTGTAATTCAATAAGTAAGTTAAGAAAAATTTCGTTTACTCGAAAGAATCTAGGATCTTCAAAATGTGTATGCAAAAATATCAAAGGTTTATTATTTATTGTAATTTGATTTTCATGTATACTTATGGAGCTCGCTGTCTCGCGTGGATTTTCGGATAATAGTATTCTCCAGGGCATGAAGTTTATTTCTTTGCCGAATTCTGAATAGCTATATTTTTTTGCCAAGTCTTCAATGGAAGCTTGGTCATGATACCTTGAGTTTTTTGTGAATTCTATCCAATCATTTGAAATGTTTTTATTTTTTGTCCATAAACATCCGCCATTGTAATAACCAACTTCATCTGTATTTATCTTTTTAATATAATGTGGAGATAATCCCAGTTCTTTTGTTTTGTCTATTGATGTAATAGGATTTAGGAATAATATATCGCTATCCAAAAACATTGTATCTTCTTCATTTTCTAAAGCGTATTTTATTACGTTGGCTTTTTGCATTTGAAATTCATCCCATATTTTTTCTTTGACCATGGTGGCTCTATTTTTGCCACTATATTTATCCAATGTGGTCTTTAAAAATAACTGCAATTGAATTTTTGGAATAAAATTATTGAGCAAATCATGAGTTTCAGTATCTATTAGACCATATACTTTTGAATTATTATGATGTATAGATAAGCTCAACAGCATTCCAATTAATTCGTTGCTGCAATTATATGTAGATATGAAACAAAAACTATTAGGTGTGGACATGATTAAGATATTTTATATTATTTAAGTTTAAATGTATTCTAAATTGCACTTGTATCTATACAAGCTTGTTTCATTTTCCGCAAAATGAGATACTAAAATAGTATTACCCAACAATGAAGCGGTAGCCGCAAATGAAGAAAATTTTGGAACCATTATTATTTTTTTACTATTGACTAATGAAAAATAGTCTTTGTAAACTGGGTTATTTATTAAGTTTGAAAAAGGATCAATAATTTTAAAATTTTTATTTAAATTGCTTATTAAGTAGTTTTTATATTTATCATCATCTGAGGCTATAAAGATATATTGTTCCGTTTTAATGTCATTCAAATAAGCAAGCGTTTTATTCAAGTTCTTAATTAAAAGATCGTAACTAAATTCGTCTTTGCATCTGTTGTTTAGTTTGTCTGTACTTCTTATATGTATTGAAATATATGAAATATCTGTGCTGATATTCTTAATATACTGAATATTTTTAGAGGCATTAATCATTTCCTGACTATCGTATTTATGAAATTTACATATTGGGTCTTTATCTTGATTGTCGTGAGGAGTTTCATTCTGAATCTTTATATTCTTGCAAACCAGTAAGGCATCGTAACTCCTGAAGTTGTATTTATTATTCCAATAGTAATTACAGGATATATTATGCTTCATACAGTAGCACTCAAGGTTTATTAATTCCTCTATCCTATTACCTAAGCCATCTGGCCTTCCGTTGAAATTTATTACTTGTTTCACCCTTTTTTTTCAAAAGTTATGTTGAGGTTTTTGTTTATCAATATTTCGTAATTATTTTTTTGCAATCTGCTAACTATTTTTTTTGTTAATTCATTTGGATCTTTGTTTTTTAATAGCAAGTCAAATTCAACACATAAATATTTTGGATATATTTTATCGTCCAACATCTGTTCCAGTACATCAACTTCCGAACCTTCGATATCTAGTTTTAGTAAATCTATTCTATTGTGATTATGATAGGACATAATATTTTTAAGTGAGTCCACTTCAACTTCATCATAATCCTTTCCGAACATATTGTCAACCAGTGATTGGGAAATGTATTTTGGATTAGATTGCTTATAAAATTTTAAAAAAGATTTTTCTTTATATAAACCTTTATTAATATATGAGAATTTATTTAAATCAGGATTAAGGTTGCATATATTTTTAAAATAGTCTGACTGTATATCTCCAGAAAATTTAAATTTTTTTTGGGAATAGTAATCCTGCACTTCTTTAAAGTGCGCAAATGCTCGTTTAGTAGGATCTATTAAGATGATACTGCATTGATACTTTTCTTGCAATTGCAAATCAAAAGAAATATCTTCGCCTACTCCAGCAGAATAAACAATACTATTAGAATCTAGTTTGACATCAAGCGGGATAGACCAACCTCCATAATCCGTGCCGAGAAATTGCATTTTCAATGAGAGTATTTGTTTTGTATTTCTACATCTTCCTGTTGTGCTATCTGTATTTTTTCTTTTGAAACAGAATCTGGTCTATCAAGAAAGCAACCTACTATTTCAGGTATTTTTTTAAACTTGTAATTGTTTTTTGATAATTTTAACCACATTTCGTAATCTCCGCTTGATACATATTTTTCACTAAAATATCCAACGTCTTTAATTGCAGATTTTTTTACAAGAGGAAAAGGTCCGCATATACACCTAGTGAGTAAGATTTCGTGACTATAGTTTGGCCAAATTAATATATTTGATGGTGATTCAAAACCTTGATTTTTTGATGTAAAACATGGACCGTAAAATAAATCTATATCTGGATATTTACGAGCATAATCTTCGTAAGTTTTAATGGCGGAAGGGAACAAGGAGTCATCGGTATTCCAGTTTACAATATATTTTCCAGTTGAATTTTTAATTGCTAAATTCCATGCCTCATATATTGTAAGATTTTTATCTTGGGGTATTATTTTTACTTTGATTTTTTCTTTAAATTTAAAATTACTTATAATTTCTAATGATCTGTCTTGAGAGTTTGCGTCAACAAAAACAACCTCAAAGGATTCAGAGAACTGAGAGTTTATCATATCTAAATAAAGATCTAGATATTTTTCTGAGTTATAGACTGAACTAATGACTGATATCATAATTTATTTTCTATCTTTTTCCAGAAATTAGATGTTGCTAAAGAACATTCTGTTGAAAAATGATTTAATCCATTTTTTTTATATTCGAGGTAAGATCCTATTTTTGACATATCACCATGAAAGTCATTTATTCCACACATTATTGACTCACCTATCATCCTGCAGAAAGGTTCGTTGACCAAGGGGTGGTGGAAAACCCCGATGGAACTCTGGTATATACTTGCCATTTCTTTTTGTTTTACTTTTCCGTGGAACCTTATATTGTTAATGTTTTTAAAATTTTGTTCTATACCGTTTTCAGACCACCCAAAAATGTCAAATTTTCTATCACTATTATTCTTCGCATATTCAACTAAATTATTAAAACCTTTTAATGGATGAAGGAAACCGCAATATACTATATCGTATATTTTATTCTTGCTTTTGTCAATCTTAAAAATAGATGAGTCTATAGGATCTGGCAAAAATTCTACATTATTAAAAATATTTCCATAAAATTCAATAAAAAAAGAAAGGTGAAATTCAGAGAGGAAAAAATTTATTTTAGATGAGCGAAAAAGCTCTTCTCTTGCTGATTCAGTCAGATAACTACATGAGTCATGTTCGAGTCTTACGTGAAAATCATGATTATTTATATAGTTTATTTTTTCTGGAGATACCTGATTAATCGCCTCAAGGTTGGAGCTTATAACCACATCAAAAGACTGTAAGAAGTCAACTGGCGAGCTATCGAAATTATGCAAAATTATCTCATGCCCCATTTTCTCCCCCTCCTTAATAATTTCATCATTACTAACTTGGGCCCCTCCAGAATTATGTTTTAACCCGAAATCAGAAATGAATAAAACTTTCACTCAATATGATCTATTTTAATTTCAAAAATTCAATTTTTTTTTGAAAAAATTATTTTATATATTATATTATATATATATTATGGAAACATAATAATTTTTATTAGTACTAATTATTATTTTCCTTTAAATAAAAAAAACTTGATTTTATTGTATTTTTTTGTTAAGATATTGGCTATGATAAGAAAATCAGATGAAAACAAAGATATATTTTTAGTATCAAGTGCAAATTGGGAAATTGTTTTAGACGCAGAGAATGAAAGCTTTGCAGTAAGCGAAGCTCTTTCGAGAGTTTACGAAACATACAAGGATAAACTTTCTCTATCGACCACGATTTCTGTATTCAATGTATCAAAATCTTATAAAAAAATGATTGATATTGATAACATATCATTTTTCCATACTCCTGCATCTTTAGCAGATGCAGGTTTTCATGACTTAGCTTCTAAATACTCAGAATTTTTTAAATCAATTAAAAATGAATCTTAACTTACATAAAAATAATAGTGACAATCTTCACAAGCCTAAAAATGAAGGAGATGCAGGCTACGATTTAGTAGCTTTGTCTAATCCAAAAATAAAAGGCGATTTATTTTCTCAATATTTATACAAAAGTATTTCATATATAGAATACGATACGGGTGTTAGTATATCACCAAACTGTTTGAGCGGAAAGGGGGACAGTTTCTTTTCTTTACTTTTCCCAAGGTCAAGTATTAGTAAATATAATTTATCCTTATGCAACTCAGTTGGAGTAATCGACTCTGGATACAGGGATACAATAAAAGTTAGATTTAAATATATACCGCAGCCAGAAAACTATTACATTATCAATGAAGGCAAAAATTTATTACTTGGAATTGACGAATCTAAAATATACAAGAAGGGAGATAGGATTGCTCAAATCGTTTTCACAAAACATCTTCATCCAAAAATTTTCATAGTTGACGACTTGTCAGACTCTGATAGGGGAATTGGTGGTTTCGGAAGCACTGGATTATGATAATAGGATTAACTGGTTTAGCAAGAAGTGGGAAAGATTCATTCTTTAATTTTGCAAAAAATTATTTAATCAAAAATGATTTTAAAATTAAAAAGTATGCATTTGCTGATGCCCTAAAAAAAGAATGTGAAGAATTTATATACAATAATACAGGAATCTCTGTCTTCACAGAAGATTCTTATGAAAAAAATTTAATAAGACCAACTTTGGTAGCTTACGGAACTCATTTAAGGAGAATGATTGATCCAGATTGTTGGATTAAAAAAATATCTAAATCTGTCGAAGAAGATGAAAAGAATGATCATATTATTTTTATAACAGATGTAAGATACCCCAATGAACTTGAATGGATAAAGTCAATCGGCGGATCAATTATACATATTTCAAAAGAAGGAAATTTATGCCCTAATGCAGAGGAGAATAACAACGATCCAATTTTAAAAAAACTTTCTTCTTTTATTTTTTCTTGGGAGCCATTTGATAAAAACCCAAACGCAGAAAAATCTGTACATCATTTTTTTGAAAAAAACTTTAAATTTAAAAATGAATCCTACAATTGATCAAGACATAAGTGACGAACAGTTAATCAATAACATTAAAAATAATATTCT